GTTTTTTCAAACATTGGATAATAAGAGTGAATGCGTAGGAGTGTTCGCCGAGGGTAAGTTGCATTTTGATGACTTGCCTACAAATCTTACTAAGACTTGGAAATATGCTCCGTATCTAGATGATAAAGATATAGAGTACGCAAGCTTGTATTGTCTTGGTAAAGACTTAGCAGATGTTTGCCCGGACGATCTAAAAGATGATTTTGAGAAGATAACAAATGAACTAAAAGCTTTCCTAGTATCTTTTCAAGAATCAAAGATTTCTCTAGAGGATAACTGCTTTTTTGATCTGGTACCAGAAAGGTTTTTGTTGGAGTATTGTGACATAAAGAATAAGATCACAGAGCATGTTTTTGAGACTTACCCCAAGCCAGCTAACTATGACTTTTTGCTTTCCCTAGCTAAAGCAATTGAGGAGATAAGCCAGCGTCGCTTAGAGATAAATATTAGATGCTTAGATAAGCAGCTAGCAGAGGTGAGAACAAGAAAGTTTATTAAAAAGCTTTCTAAAAACAACAAGCGTATATGTTATAATATTGCAGGTACAAAGACTGGGCGCTTGACAACAACTAAAAGCAGCTTTCCCATCCTAACGTTAGACAAGAAGTATCGTGGAGTCATAGTGCCTAAGAACGATTGGTTGCTAGAGTTAGATTTTAATGCAGCAGAATTAAGAACTTTCTTGGCCCTATCGCAAGTAAAACAACCAGACGAGGATATACACGAGTGGAACATTAAAAACGTGTTCTGCGAGGATATAGACAGGGATGTTGCCAAGACAAAAGCTTTTGCTTGGCTATATAATTCCAAGGCTAAGAATGAAAAACTAGAGAAGGTCTATAAAAGGGCAGAAATTATGGATAAGTTTTGGGACGGCGAGAATGTAAACACTGTATTTAATCGAAAAATGCCAGCATCCAGACATCACGCACTTAACTATATTATACAGAGCACCTCTAGTGACCTGTTTCTCCGAAGGATGGTTGCAATAAATGACAGGCTTAGAGGAATGAACTCTTTTATTTCTTTTAGCATTCATGATTCGCTAGTTATAGATCTAGATCAAAACGAAAGACATATTTTATCTGAGTTGGTTGACATATTTGAGAACACGGATCTAGGCAACTTCAAAGCTAATGTATCTGTAGGTAAAAACTTTGCTGACATGAGGAAAATACAATGAATGTGATAGGACTGGGCTCAGCAGGCTGCAATATAGCCGAAAAATTATCTGAATACCCGCAGTACACTCCTTATTTTATAGACTCTGAAAAGAGACCTGGAGATAATTTTCTCTTGGTGACCAAAAAGACATCTCACGAAGAGTATGAAGCGAAAACAAGACTAAGAAAAGCTTTTTTTCAAAAGATAAAAGGGGAAACAATGTTCATTGTTGCCGGCGCTGCAACTGTGTCCGGACTGAGCCTTAGAGTGTTAGAGAAAATAAAACATTTAAATCCGACCATCTTGTATATCAAATCGGATGTATCTCTTCTGCCGGAGATCAGAAAAAAACAAGAGAATGTTGTATTTAATATCCTACAGCAGTATGCGAGGTCCACTTTGTTTAAAAAAATGTATATTGTGGACAATGTTGTGTTGGAGGGGATCCTGGGTGAGGTACCAATCAAGGGATACTATGAGCATCTTAACTCTTTGATTGTATCAACGCTACATATGGTCAACGTTTATAGAAACAGCCAAGCAGAAATGGAAACATTCTCCGAGCCTGTTAATTCAGCACGTATTGGTACCTTTGGGGTGGTTGATGTCGAGTCTGGCGAAGAAAAACTTTTTTATCCCCTTGACAACCCCCGAGAGAAGATGTATTATTACGCAATCAATGAAGAGCAACTAAAAAACGACGGTGGTCTGTTTAAGAGGATAACAGGGCATGTTCGAGATAAAGTGATGGACGAGAAAATGAAAGTATCTTATGGCATATATTCAACTGACTATGAAAAAAACTATGCATATTCAGTAGCTTGTGCAAGCTTTATCCAAGAGCAAATTATTGTATAATTTATCTTGACAAAACACAAAACTAGTGTATAATAGTTGTCAGATGTTTGGAAAATTAGCCAAGCATACTCTAGCCCAAAAAGGAGAAAATTATGGGAATTGATATGAGTAAAATGAAGGAGAAGCTTGCTTCTCTTAATAATCGCGGAGGCGATAATAAAAACAATTTTTGGCGTCCACAGGACGGCGACACGACTATTCGTGTTGTTCCAACCGAGGACGGAGATCCATTTAAGGAGTACTGGTTCCACTATAACGTAGGAAACCATGGTGGCTTCTTGTGCAACAAGAAGAATTTTGGTGAGGAATGCCCTGTATGCAACTTTGTTAAGAGTTTGTATAATGAGGGTGATGCGGAAAGCATCAAGATGGCGAAGAGTCTGAACGCGCGTCAGCGATTCTTCTCTCCCGTCGTTGTGCGAGGACAGGAGGAGAACGGTGTGCAGGTTTGGGGCTTCGGTCGTAATGCATACTCTGAGTTGCTCGGCCTGGTTCTAAATCCTGACTACGGTGATATCACTGATGCGGATGATGGAACTGACCTTGTAATCACCTATGGAAAGGCCCCGGGAGCACAGTTCCCGCAGACGAACATTACCCCTCGTCGCCGGTCGTCTTCCTTGGGAGACACTAAGAAGGTCACTAAGGAGTACCTGTCGTCTATTCCAGACTTTGATTCGCTTTTTGAGAAGAAGAGCACCACAGACGTCCAGGGCATGCTGGACGAGTTCCTCCTGGGAGAGGAGGACGCCGAGGAGACTTCGACCGAGACATCGCGTTATGGAAATGATAAGAGCGCGACCACCTCGACGACCGAAGCTAGCTCGGTAGACCAAGCGTTCGAAGAATTGCTTGGCTAGAAAAACGCTCAGGTAGTGCATGCAATCTCTATTGTTCCCCCCGGTAGACAAAGCGGCACTACCTGAGCGTCTTTTTCATTTTATAAATAGGAGACATATATGGCGAAAAGCAGTAAAAAGACTAATAAACTTGGTCGACTTAGCATTACAGAGATGCAAAAATTAATTAATAAAAAAGCTGGTGTTGAGGTCGCACATAATCTAAGCGAAGAGAACCCAACACAAGTAAAAGAATGGATTCCAACTGGTGCTCGCTGGTTGGATTCAATTATCTGTAGGGGAAGGCTAGCAGGAATCCCGGTGGGGAAGGTTACTGAAATTGCTGGTCTAGAGGCTACAGGTAAATCATTTTTAGCAGCGCAGGTAGCAGCAAGCGCCCAGGATATGGGTATTGATGTTATTTACTTCGATTCGGAGTCAGCGATCGACCCGGGCTTTCTAGAATCTGCAGGTTGCGATCTAGACAGGCTCTTGTATGTGCAGGCTAACAGTGTTGAGTTTGTACTAGAGACGATTGAGGATCTTTTAGAGAACAATGAAAGTCGAATGCTATTCATCTGGGATAGCCTAGCTTTAACTCCGTCGATCACAGACCAGGAAGGAGACTTCAATCCTCTCTCTTCTATGGCAGTGAAGCCGAGAATCCTATCAAAAGGAATGGCTAAACTAGTCCAGCCCATCGCCAATGCTGAGGCAACGCTATTAGTTCTTAACCAGCTTAAGACTAACATCACAAGCAACGTAGCAGAAGCGATGACAACACCGTATTTCACCCCTGGGGGAAAGGCTATGCATTACACGTACAGCCTACGGATATGGTTAACTGGCAGGAAGGCTAAGAATTCTTTTGTCATGGATGATAGAGGCTTTAGGATCGGCTCTCAGGTTAAAGTTAAACTAGAGAAATCTAGGTTTGGAACAGCCGGAAGACAGTGTACGTTTAAGATTCTCTGGGGAGAACAAGTTGGTGTACAAGATGAAGAAAGTTGGCTAGAAGCTATCAAGGGCTCCCCGCATATTAAATCTGGTGGCGCTTGGTACACACTAGTACATGCGGATGGGACTGAGGAGAAGTTTCAAAATGCAACCTGGGTTGAAAAGCTTAAAGATGAAAAGTTTAAATCCAGGATCTTAGAGCTTATGGATGAAGAGATCATACTTAAGTTTAAAGACAAGTCAGGAGACGCTTCTGCTTTTTATGAAGTAGAAGAATAAATAAAATAAAAGTCTTGACAAAGGCCCCCTGTGATGCTATATTATTAACATCGCAGGGGGTTCTGTGCTTATAACAGATACATCTAAGAAAACTCAAAGGTATCTTGACTTAGCAAGACGTATGGCTTTTCAAAGTGAATACGGAAAGATTCGTCATGGTGCTGTTCTTGTAAAAGGTGGCTCTGTAATAAATGCATCTTGTAATAAATCAAATTACAACTCATTTGCAAACAGATTCCGCCCCGATCACCGGGGTCCTGCGACGCATCACGCTGAGATTGGCTGCATCTTGGGAATTGATAAGACAATAACCGAAGGTGCAACGGTCTATGTGGTAAGAATTAACAAGCAAGGACAGTTTAGGCTTTCCAAACCTTGTGAGATGTGTCACGATATATTAAAATTTTGTGGCGTTAAAAAAGTTGTCTATACTTACAATGAAAATGAAATTGAAAGCTATAAGTTATAG